TGTCCGGGATAGGGTCACCCAGTTTAACGGACCATGAATACCAACTACCTTTATCGTTACCGTCTTCTATTGACGTAAGGTTGTAGGTGTTTGCAAAGCTAGGCAACGTAGAGCCATTATGCTTCTGCATAGAAATCAATGTGTTCCATTTACGAGACACTTTTAGTTGTGTCTTTTTCATATCAAGGATTGCACTTTCAATGGAACCATCCTCGTGGACTATTTTGATGTAGTGTTGAGCTGTACGAACCAACTCGTTACCATTAGGCAATACTTCCATGCCTGTATCTTTGTCTCGAACGGCCTGTCTGACATCGTTACTATCAGCAGAAAGTTCTCCCTCAAAGCCACCGCCAGCGGATCTTGGCACAAACTCCAACATCTTCTGCACGAAGTGGACGGGCAGTACCGACACGCCTTCATCAGCAGACCAAACTTTGTTGGTCACCGTATTAAATATATCTCCCTGAGATGCCCCTTCGATGTAAGCTGGGTCACTCTTTTTAAGTTGTGGGCTTAGTGCTTGAATGATACGCAAGAACGGTATCTGCATATCGCTTGTTGTTACATCTTCAAGACCCATTCCAGCGTCAGCTTCAAAAGCCGCCGCTAGATCTGCGGATAGTGCGTTTTCTTTTTTAGGTGCTTTACTCATTTCTAATTTCCTTCAATCTTGGCTACTTGTCCAACGTGTGCGTTAAATATGTCGAGATCAATTTCTTGGTTCGATTCAACTCGTTCACGTATCAATTTTTTTAATGTCATGGGTTCGACCCAAGTCTTTGACGATGTGTCAAAGCCTTTGTCTTCAAGGTCAACCACCAGGGACTTTGCTCGGTTGTCCTCACTAACACCAAACGAAATGCTAACATCATTCTTTATAAAATCACTTGCCCCGATCTCACGAAGATGATCCAGTGCGTTTTGTTTTGCGATAGGGTCTTTAGGCATCGTGCCAGAAACAAAAGATCTTAACGAAACTTTGTTGCCGTCTACTTCAACCTTGTCTATTCCCATCTCTGAAAACTTAGCTGGAATAAATTCGTACAAATACCGATCACGGTTTTTCTTCAGTGATTTTAATGATTCTTCAGCGGCCTTGACGCTTTGATTTATCTCCGAAACGACACGGATCATTTGTGATAACTCTCCGCCTCCCTCCGTAGTCAAAGCATCAAATGCTGAAGCGTCAGCTTCTATGGCATCCCATATTTCTTGTTTACTCATTAACGTATCTCCTCGTCAGGGTTTAAGTTCTCAATGCCACCACCGCGCAAGTTCACCTTCACTGGGTAATAGGATCTCTCCATCTTGTCCCACTTCAGAAGATTTACACGGTCATGGTTTGCACTTGCTGCGATTGCGAAAGCGATTCCGATTATGGCCGGGTCTCCCATACACAACAGCCAATCATCATCACTGAAGCCACGAAGCTTGCGCCTCATAGACGCAACAATTCGTCCTGGGTTCAGATGAACTTGATCAAAGGGTGATGCTAATGGAATTAAATCCCCATACTTAATTGCAGACACTATGTCAACACGGGGATTCTCTTGTGTAACGTAAACGGCCATTCTTCTACCTACTACTAAAAAAGTACATCCTCTTCAGGTTAAAAGCTCTAATCACTTTCTACCCCCATAACTACACAGACAAAAAACAATTGTCAATTGGAAAGTTTTAGTCTATTTTCCAAAACCATGGGAATGAAATACGAATATAAAACCAAGCCTTACGAACACCAAGATGATGTGTTACGCAAATCCTGGAGCAAGGTTAATTGGGCTTATCTTATGGAAATGGGTACAGGTAAATCAAAAGTCTGCATCGATAACGCTTCATTGCTTTTCCAACTGGGTAGGATCGATACGTTCATTGTTGTAGCTCCCAAGGGTGTTTATCGCAACTGGGCTAATCTGGAAATACCTATTCATATGCCTGATGATATCGATAGGACTATTGCTATCTGGAAGTCCGGGGCGAATAAATCTGAGCGAAAGCTTTTAGAAGAGCTTCTGGAGCCGTCAGAGGCTCTCAGGGTTCTTGTTATGAATGTTGAGGCACTCTCATCCCCGAAAGGCCGCAAGTACCTCACGGCCCTCTTACAATCTTCCGAAGCTTTGTTGGCGGTAGACGAGTCTACTGCAATCAAATCGCCCAAGGCTGGCAGAACAAAAGCACTTATCAAGATTGGAGACTTGGCAAAGTACAAGCGGATCCTGACAGGTTTTCCTGTTACTCAATCTCCTATGGATCTATGGAGTCAGTGCAGGTTCTTAGACAAAACATTCTTGGGTGAATGCGGAGATAACTTCTTTCAGTTTCAATATCGATACTGCATCATGAAGAAGCAACACGTTGGATCACACAGTTTTAATCGTATCGTAGGGTACAGGAACCTTGAGGCTCTCAGTGTACTTCTCAAAGAGTTCTCAAGTCGCATCACTAAAGATGAATGTCTTGATCTACCTGCCAAGATTTATACTCAACGAAACATTTCTCTCACGGACGATCAGCAAAGGATCTATTCGGAGCTCAAGGAATTTGCCATGGCTCACATAGATGACGATGAGTTCATGACCGCCAACAATGTCATGACCCAGCTTCTCAGAATGCAACAGGTTCTATCAGGACATATAAAGTCTGACAGTGGTGAGTTTGTAGAAGTAAAAGACAATCGTATAAGTGAACTTATGGACTGCCTCGAAGAGGTCGAAGGCAAGGCTATCATCTGGTCGCGCTTTAGGTACGATGTAAAACGTATTACCGAAGCTCTGACCAAAGCTCATGGCCCAGGGTCCACGGTATCTTACTTTGGTGATACGAAAGATGAAGAACGTGTGGATGCCATTGAGCAGTTTCAAAATGGTGACGCACGGTTTTTCATTGGTAACCCGCAAACTGGCGGTTATGGAATTACGCTAACGGCAGCTAACACTGTTATCTACTTCGCTAACAGTTTTGACTTGGCTGTTCGTATGCAGTCAGAAGACAGAGCGCATAGAATTGGTCAGACAGGTCATGTAACATATATAGACTTTATATCCGAAGGAACTATTGACGAGAAGATTGTTAAGGCATTGCGTAACAAGATGGATATAGCATCCACTGTTATGGGTGAAGAATTAAAAAACTGGCTTACGTGAAGGGAGAATTGTTATGGAATTATTTACAGCTTTGGTTATGTCTTTTGGAGGTTTGTTTATTGCAGACAACAAGGAATTTTTTGATACAGCCGAAGAACAAATTAATCAAGGAGCCGAGTGGCACTATGTCGGAAAATTACCGCTTGATCCTAACTCTAAATCTATTCCGGCTCAAATGTGTACGGACGGTTGTGACGAGCCGTACATTTTATGGAAACTTAAATTACCTAAATAAAGGATAATGATATGCCTGATATTAAACGATACAAAAGTGTTGCTGTTCCGATCCCGTCTTGGGAAAAGCTATTGGTACTAGCACAGGAAAACCAGCGTTCCCCAGCTCAACAGATTTCTTTTCTGGTTGAACTAGCACAAAATGCTAAAACAGATGTTGAGTTAAGATTAGCTTATGGAAAAGGAAAAAGATCTTGAGTAACCTAGATAAATTTTATGACGAAATTTCGTTGTCTACTGCGAAAGAAATTTCTTTGGATGCAGAGTCAAAAGCCATTGTTCTTTTTAGAGTAGCAATTCAAACGGGTGTAGCTGAGTTGGGAGTAGAGAAAGTTCTTCACATGATGAATAAACTCATGAAAACGACCATCAGTATTATGGAGGAGGATGAGAGCGTTTCTTATGTAGAACTGTTATCTGATTGGGATAAGTCTGAAGTAACAAAACATTGACCGTAATAAATGAACGACCTAAAAGAACATTGGTCTAAAATATTATCAGATATAAGAAAAGAGTCAGGACTTACCCGAACCGAACTTTCTTCTTTATCTGGTGTAGGATCAAGCACTATTGAGAACTACGAGAAGTGTAAGATCATTGAGCCTTCAATCTACAAGGTTGAAAGTCTCTTGGTAGCCATGGGGTATGACTTGGATGCTATTCGTAAAATAGATGAGCCCCGATCCTAGAACAAAACCGTAAGGACTTAGACCACCTCGGATTAACTCTGTATGTGTGGTAGTGAGTAGCGTTTTCCAAACCAACAATATCAACTTCTGTCGATAGTAACGTAAAGGCCATTCTAAACGCTGAGTCCCAAGCTCTCCTGTCGGGTTCCTTCCATTCCTCCTTCTCCGAGAATACTTCAGGTTTTCCATCACACCAGTAACTGAACTGACATTGATGGCGGAGAGGGACACCTTTCCAGTGTCGGCCTTGCCTGACAACACCGCAGACAGTGTCAGGGTAATTAGGATGCTTGACCCTGTTCTTTATGACAATGCCTACAGCTAACATACCAAAGGTTCCCTGACCACGAGCCTCATGGTACATAGCCTCGGCTAAACAAATTCGATCATCAGCTTTGGCTGCTGTAACACTCAGTAACAATAAGATTACGGTAAGTATGTTTCTTATTTGTTTAAGTCCTGTTCTGTTAAAGCACAAAGAAAATCGCAATCTGGCGCGAGAGGTTTCGTCAACTTCTGATCTTTCGGTACTTCATCGATAAAGACCCTCTCACCATTGACCCGTGCTAGTCTAGCACCTAACTCTCGGCTTAACTCAGCCATGCGGTTAAACTCATCGGGAAAGTGTTTTCGGACCATGGCCCAGTAATCTGGACTTGTAGCCTTGCAACACGGCACACAATTAGCGTTTGGAAACCCAAAGGAATAAATCTCAGGCAACTTCATCCCAGCATCTTCAATGATTGCCATGCAAGATGCCTTTGTAAGTCCACGTTCAATCAAGGGAAACTCGCACGTTAACTCAGGCCAGTTTTCCGTTAATCCATTAGCTCGTTTTACATCCGCAGAATCTGCCGTGTAGCCAAAGATGTGAATGTCGTCAGGTTTTTGAAAGGCAAGCCTTGGAGCAACCTTTAGCTCCATGGTGCAAGGAGCACCCCCGATGCCAGATATGTATCTACGTTTATCCCAAACATCCCAAGTGTCCTTAAACTTAGGGTTCTTCAGAAGCGTAATGTCCTTCTCAAACCAGACAGAGCAATCATCCATAAATCGTTTGTTGTCGTGATGCTCGGAGCCTACTTCGCAATAGGCAATGACATCAGGTGACGACAGTTTTGTCGCCACTGCTGATGCTGCCCCACATGAAAACCAGCTAACTCTTCTCACTCTCTGCTTCCCAATGTTTCTTTAAGTAAAACCCTTAACTTATGATCCCACATCATCTTGAACTCAGGATCACGAGCTTGATCCCTAGCAGAACTTATTCTATCTATCAGTCTATCAAACTTTTCACTTATATACATCATATGTCTCCTTTATTGCTTGTCCGATTTTTTGCGCGATTTGCGGGATGATACTGTTTCCCAAGGCACGGAG